ACTACCAAGACTTTCTTGATACACCATAAACGGACGCATCGTATAAAAAGGAAAACCAGTGTGCGATTTTGCGTAAACCATTTTTACTGCTTTCCTGATTACGATTTCTTCTTGACGAGTTGCGTCATCACTGTATGGGTCATTCCATTCAATAACTTCACATATAACTTCGTCTCCTGATGCAAGTTTGAAGTGTCTTACGTCACCTATTCTTTTATCCATACTACTATTTATACTATTTTAAATTAACGGGTATTATCTTATACGGAAACTGTTCCTTTGCGTATATCTTTATTCTTTCTCCAGAATGACGCAAAGTAAAGTTCTTGTGTCCTTTTACATGTAAATCATCTGCAATATCATAGAGTGTAGTATTACTACCGTCATCTGATTGTCTGAGTCCACGTCCGATAGATTGTAATACTTTTATCTGACTTTTACTTGGACTTGCAAATACAATGTTATGTAAGTTCTTAATATTTATCCCAGTACTAAATGTTCCTAACGATGCGACAATGATTGCATTCTTCTGCGACTCTACAATACCACGTATTTGTTCACGGTCTTTTGCATCTACTTCTCCAGATACATAAAATACTTTTCGGTCTTTGTCTGCACCTTTTCTTATAATATCAAATAACTCTTTACCATGTTTCTCTACATATTGAAACAATACTAATGTATTCCCTTTTAAATCTAATGTTAAGTTCTTAATAAAATTATTTCGTTTTTCATGTCGGACAATATAATCTACTTCTTCTGCATAAGTCTTACCTTTTAATAAATGACATACATCATTATGATATCGAAGAAGTATAACATTAATATCAAGACCCGCAAGTGTACCACGTACTTGTAAGTCTTTGGTTGCGATTACTTTATGTGTCAGTCCAAACAATCCTTCTAATACTAATTTATTTGTTTCTGTACCGTCCAGTGTACCCGTAGTACCAAAACGATACTCTGCATTCTTACATTTGTTCATTACACCCGTCAATGATTTTGCTTTAAATAAATGTACTTCATCTCCAAAGACCGCACCGAATTGTTCAAACCAATCAAACTTAAGACGATAAATAGATTGCCATGTAGAGATAATAATTCTTTTATCTGTAATCTTATCCTTTCCAGAATAGATACGGTGTACTTCATTTTCTACATCAAATCCATATTCATAAAAGTCTTTATATAATTGTTCTACTAAACTTGTTGTGGGAACAATAATTAACATGTTCTTGTCATGATTGTCGTAGTACCAACGCAATAGATTATAAATGATAAACGACTTACCACTTCCAGTAGGGGAGAGTAATAAACATCTTTTGTTTTCTATACCATGTGATATCGCATCGTACTGATAATCTCGTATCTCAAACGGTGCATCTAAACTGTCAAGATATTTGACAAGGGATTTATGTTGAACTTTATTTCGGAGTTCTGGGTGTCCATACTCGTCATTGTCTACAAGTTGTACGGGATACATTCTATCCAATGCAAACTTTTTCAAATGCGGATATAGACCCACATTTAATTCACGAGTCATTTGATTAAATAAACGAATTTTACCGTCCCATACTCTGCGTTTGAATGCAGGCATATATCGATGGCCTGGAACGAAAAAAGAAAAGTATTCAGATAGTTCTTTGAGTTGATGACCTTCGCAGTCTACCAACATCATAGAATGGTCTTTTAGACCTACTTGAATAGTATTTGCGGGACGCATCAAATACCAGTTTCAAACTGCCTCCACTTAATCATATTACTTATAGTTTGATGTCTCCATGTGATATTGTTAACAATCTCTGTTAATGTATCTATACATGTAGTAAGGTATTGGATTTTAAGTTCTGAGTCTTGTATCTCTTTGTCAGTATCATACCAGTTTTCTTTCTGACCTTTTGTTGTGATAACAAGACCGTCATAAGGGTCAGGTTTCCAACCACGAGACTCAATATCTTCTTGTGACATTTTACCTTCGTAGTATAACCACTTATCTTTTAATAAGTTCTTTTGTTCAAACTCTGACCTTTTTAATCTGAGTTTCATTGCAGAAAGATAGGACAAATACTTATGATGCAACTCGGGTGTTTTACGAGATGCTTCGTCTAATTGATTTTTAGGTATTTGTGAGTCTTCTTTCCACTCTGATAATATAGTATCTAAGTCAATCATAACCGTATATTATACAGTATCAAACAGATTATGTAAAGTGTTTTTTTAGTACTTCCAGTCTATCTTCAAAGTGTGCAAGTTTATCTAGTTCTTCTTCAATAGTCACTATTAAATCACCATGTTCTGCAAGACCAACTCTTTTCTCAGTTAGTACTCTTATATTCATTTTGTGTCTTTCAATACCTGCTTCACATTGTTTGATAAGTACATCAACTATTTGCGGTGCCATTATACTTCTCATGCAATCTCCCTTAATGGTTTACTCAATTCGTCCCAACTTAATTCATAATCACTATCTCCTTCTGCAAAACCAAGAACACCAAGTTTCTCGTATTCTGGTAAAAGGTCATCATGTAGTAATCCAATCTTTTTCAAGTTGGGCATTATTCTACTAAACAATAAAGATTGAAATACATTTTCTGCAATTTCTTTTTGGGCATACTCTTCGGTTTCTTTTATATCCAGTCCATAAGTTTCCCAAACTGCATGTGGTCTTAATCTGTTTCTACTTACTGTACATGCTTCTAGTGCAAACTTTGCTCTGTCCATTCTTTCTTCTTCGGATAGTGTTTGTACAAAGTCAGTAAGATAGTTTATACCAAAAGTCACATGACGTGCTTCATCTCTAATAATAAGATTTAACATGTCTTTGAATACTGGGTCTTCGGTAGTATCTTTTGCAGTTTGAAAAGCCGCAAGTGCAAGTCCTTCTATCACTACTTGCATACCAATAAATTTTAAATCCCACCTTGAGTCAGTAAGTATCTTATCTAACAATCCTTTTAACGCACGACTTATAGGCCAACTCTTTTGTAATCTTGTTTGTATATATTTGTTAAAACATTCTACGTGACGTGCTTCATCAAAAGTCTGAGAAGCCGCATATAGTTTTGCATTGAAGGTAGGAGCACATGATGCAAGTTGACTTGCAACTAATAACGCACCTTGTTCTCCGTGTAAGAACTGACTGGTAGACCAACTATTTAAATCTCTAAAAAATTCTTCCTTTCGCATTCTATCCCAAGTACTATATACTGGGTGTCCGTTCCACTGACTGTCTTCCCATTGAAATCTTTCTTCTGAAATATCTATTACTTCTGGAGACCAATCAACATCAATCTCTACGTCCCAGTTAAGTTGTTTACCTAACTCATATAGTTTTTTAATACGATTATCTTGTACGGTATAATCCCAGTTATAAGAACCCACTAAAGGCGTGTTGAATATTTCTACGACATCTACTGGGTCTAAGTTTACTGGATAGTCTCCGTCATACTCTATAGTATCTAAAGGTGTTGTTGTTTTTATTATCTTCATGATTGTTTTATTATCTCGAAAGTAGAAAATCTAAATGATGCAGTAAATGTAAGATAAGTCACAGTACCAGTAGTACTGGTAAAGTTTATACCACCCAATGATACGGGTAGACAATCTCTATATCTAATTTTCTGCGTTGTGTTATTGTGACTAGACAATATCATTAAAGTTATGTCTGCAAAAGTAGGAAACTTAGTATCTCTTCCACTAGGCCCTACTTGTCCTTCGTTTACAAGTCTTTGCAACCAATTATGCATTTCATTGTATGCAGTCATTTCTTCATCTAGTATTATAGTAAATCCTATTTCTCCATGAGTAATCTTGTCGCCAGGCAATGGGACTGCGGTCACTCTTCTTACTGGTAGGTCAACTGCGTTTGCACTGACACTTGGGTGTTCTACTGACTGACAAAAGTATTCTAGGTTAGGATACTTTGCACGGTCTATTAGAACTTTAAATCCCGTAGGTTGCAAGTAATTCAGATTAGACGTTAGTTCTTGGTCTTCAACTTGCGTAGTAATGTTTGTAGTATTAATAGGCATACTTCTATTTATATGTTTTGACACATATAAATCAATGTTTTTAGAAACTCTATTTTTATAAATAAGAGAGAAATAAGAGTTTACTCTAGAATTAAGGAGCAAAAATCATGTCATTTTTAGTATCACCTGGCGTTAACGTCAGAGAAGTAGATTT